TAACAAATTAGCATTCGTTGATGGTAGAGTAAAGAGAAGATGGTCACAGAAGTATTTCTATGAATTACTGGCTTATTGCCATGATGGTAGAATGCATTCTAAGATTGATTATCCAAAAAGAGGAGCGTACTCTAAAGTACCAACTATATTGAGGAAACTGAAAATAAAACCAAATCAAGGTTATTTGTTACCTCAACTATTACAAGATGAAGAATTTGAAATGTGGGCAAAGAAGAGACTAAGAAGTGATGAAAGTAGAGTGATAGGTATGAAAGATAGAAAGAAACAAAGAAATGCACCGATTACACCTGATAGGACTTTGAAATTAGAAGGGTGGTTTTAGATATGTTATGGACAGAGAAGTATAGACCGAAAAATATACAGCAATTGATTGGACAGGAGAGTTTCAAGTTAGATGCTGAACATTGGATTGAGAACAAAGATATGCCAAATGTATTGTTACATGGTCCTGCTGGAGTAGGTAAAACTGCCGCAGCAGGTATTCTTGCGTTAGAGATATTGAAACAGGAAATAGATTCTAATTTCTTTGAGATTAATGCAAGTGATGATAGAAGGTTAGAGGTGGTACGAACTACCATCAAAGATGTCGCCCAACAACGAGCAATTGGGGATGTTCCATTCAAGATTATTCATCTTGACGAATTAGATGGTATGACTCCCGATGCTCAAAATGCATTGAAGAGAATTATGGAAAGGTATGCACATAATGTGAGATTCATCATAACAGCCAACGATAGGAGTAAGATAATTTATCCGCTACAATCTCGCTGTGCTAACTATTATTTTTCAATATTAGATAATGATACAATCTCAACATTGCTGAAGACGATTCTTCAAAATGAAGAATTATCATTGCCTTCAGAGACAGACTTAGCCACTTTTATAAGCCACTATAACGGTGATGTTCGTAGAACAATAACGGAACTGCAAGCCGCACTTGCTAGTGGGATAAGTCTAAGAAAACAGACAGACAAAAGTTTGGAGCGCTATGATAAGATACTGAACTTGTTAGTGGAAGAAAAATACAATCAAGCACTAATGACGTTACACGATGCTCTATATTCTGGAAAAACTGTGAAAGACATTTGTTATGGATTACATGAAGTTATTGTTAAAAGTGATATGACTGATAATCTCAAATTCAAATATCTTAGAGCAATAGGTGAAGCAGAATGGAGAGGAAATTCAATGACCCCAAGAGTATTAGTTTCTTGGGTAATATCTCAATTGAGGTAAGAAAAGAATAGAAAAATGAATGAAAAAAAAATGGAGAATGATAAAATGGAAAAACAAATGAAAGAAGAAATAGAAAAGTATGCCGAGGTTATTGGCATTACTGTTGAGGATGCTTCGGCTATCTTTGATAGTATTGTCACTGAGAACAGTTTGGATTTGAATAGCGAAGAGGGGCTTTTAGTCGCTCGAAGCGTATTCAGGTCTAAATTCGCTCAGACCAGAGCACGAATGAAAAAGGACGAAAGTGGAAAAGAAACGACAACAGAATACACTGGACCTACATATACCCAAAAGGCAAAAGGTTTCTTTTGGGCTGTAGAGAACGCCACTGATTGGGAAGAAAGGAATAGGAGTAATATCTTGGCTGAATACCAAAGAGATGCGGATTCTGTTTTGCAGGCTGGAAAGGCTGCTATGGCAGTTCAATTATCTGATGGCCGATATGAAGTTACTCTTGTATTAGAAGGGGAACCGAACACTAAAGTTATGGAGAAATTACCTGAAGTAAACCCAATGCAAGTTGATGACGACCGATGGCTTATTCCTGTTGATACTCGGAAAGCATGGGCAAGTGGTCAGGCAAATCCATCTTATGGAAAGCCCCTACCTGCGAACCGATGGCAAAGAACTTTGATGTTTATCGGTGCTGTTGGTGAAGGAGAACCTCAGAAATATCAACTGCGAGTTAATGGGGAACAGGCTGTAGATTTTCACCCACGAACCTTTGCTTTGTGTGAATTTGATTGTGTGCCTAACTCTAACAATCCATCTAATCTTAGTGCAAGAAAAGATGGCAGTACGATTAATTCACTAGATTATTTAGATGAAGAAATGGAAATACAGACTGTTGTTCAAGAACTATTGGGTGAGAAAATTTCAGCATTGATTGCTCTTGACTCCTATCATGCAGATAATTCACATAAGCCTTATTCTGAGCGAATTGTCGTTACAGATGGTAACGTGGCTAATATGAATCTTCAACCCTATGACAATGGGAATCGAGTTATTTATCTGAGTGATTTGAACGCTGATTTCGATTATGAGGGAGAAGGTTTCTCTTCAACTGCATGTTGGGTTCCTTCTAATATTGAAATTGATTTCGGAATTGGCAGCAACATTATTGTTGTTGGTCGAACCTCCCAAAGAGAAGTTGATGGTGAACTATCCAACGTTAGCATCAATGTTCTAGGGTTATATGTTATGGATAGACATGGTAGTGCAGATGTTCCTGTTCAGCCAGAGGAGGACAACGATTACAGTTGGTTCTGAATAAAATAGAGTTTAGGGGTTTGCCCATTAATAGTAGAAATCATCGTCCATATGGGCAAGATAGTCAACCGGACTTGGTAGGCTGTCTTTCTACTCCCCCACTCTATTTTAAGGAGAGATAATTATGGGATTAACATCAATGAATAAACCAAAGCAAGCCGTTGATTCAGAGGTTCAAAAAGAACTCCAATATCAGAATTGGAAAAAATTAACTGCTGATGCACGAAAAGAACAACTAACGAGGAAACATTCCTTTATGGTTATATCAATAGAAGGTCAAGCAAAGAAAGGTAAATCTGGATTAGGCCTTGATATTAGAACAGAAGAAGAAATTGAAGAAGGACACATTATTCGTTTCTTAGACTTCGATGATGGAGCAGAAGCAACATGGAAAACATGTTGGGATTCTGATGAGAATATTTTTGTTTACTGTCCTAACCATTACAATAGTGATGGGACAGAGAATTATTCTTTGACTATGCAGAATGCACTGAACTTTATTCGAGAAACAGAAGAAATGATTGCAGATGAAGACACAAATGTCAGAGCAATTGTTGTTGATGGAATGGATAAGTGGAATGATTGCGTAACGAATAAACTTCGTTATGAAAGAGTAAAAGGTGATAGAAAGAAAATGCAAGAGCCGATTCCACCAACAGCATATGGAGCGAGAAATATAGACCACAATGAACTATTCATTAGTGTATTGAAGTTGAATTGTGATAAAGTATTCATCACTCATTTGAAACCAACCTTCACTGACCATATGAATCCTACACCAACAGGTTTTGTACCTTCTTGGAATAAAGATGTTCCAGACAAGATGCTTCAAATGGTTAGTATTAGAGATGAAAGTGTAGGTAACAACATCAAATATACTGCTCGACTCAAAGCAAGCAAAACTAATCCACATATGATTGGTAAAACTTGGGCTATTTTTGAGTCTAAAGGAAATAAGGTTGTATGGAACGGCATTCCCGAAATGCAAAAGAGGGAAATTTGATTCACTACGGGGTTTGCCAAATAAAAACAACACAGTTCATCGGTTTTTCTCGCAGGTCTGCGAGAAGCATGGTAGGGAGAGTGGTGTCTTCCAGTTGTTCCCCATTAGTGAAAACAAGGTGATATTATGGAAATAGAAGTAAATAAAAAAGAGATTGTTGAAGCATTGAAAAATGTAGAAATGAAGGGAAAGTGGGCCACATCAGGTGGGCTATCTTCAAAGTCTTTAGGGAAGTATATTTATTTTCAATTAGAGGATAACTCTCTATTATTGATTAATTCAGATGAATCTACAACAGTTATAGAATCAATATCTGTTGAGTCTGAAGATGAGGGTTCTTTCGTTTTAGACATTGAAACTCTAAAGAAGTATCTAACTAAGATGAATGATACAATTACATTTGAAATTGGAGACACCATTGTAATGAAATCAGATGGTAAAAGAGCAACTATGCCCATCGTAATTGAACATCCATATCATGGTAGAATTGGTAGATTTGTTTTCCATTGGCCTTCTCTTTCTTTTGAGGAAGAATTAGAAGAGATACCTAACGTTGGTTCAATGGCTTTAGCCTGTGCTATTCAGATGACAGGTGAACAATTGTTTGATACTCTTGATGCTTGTGAGATTGTTAACAATGGAGTCTACAAAATTGATTATGTAGAAGAGGACGAATTAAGCGAATCTAAGTGTGTTATCTCATCTGAAGAAATCATCTCATCTTATCGAGAAGAGATTGAATATTTATCCTCGATTGGGGAATCTTCCACTGTTCTTTTCAGTGGACCACTACACCGTTTCTTCGGAAAGAAAGACATCATTAATGTCTTCATTGGGGATGACCAACCAATAATTATGATTACGAATAAGAGTGCATTGATACGTGCTCCAAGATTGAATATTTGAGGGATTAAAATGGAATGTAATATATGTAAAACAAAAAAGAAGAATGCCGGAATTAAACCACTTGAAGGGTTTGGCGATAAAATATATCTTTGTGATGAATGCCCTTCTAATCCCTTGAGGGGATGAAGAGGAATGAAGACAATGAAAAGTGAATTAACACCGCAAATGGATTTCTATGAAGTAGTGATAGAAAAACCAATCAAATGCAGCAGTAAAAAAGCAGATGAAATT